TCTACTAAAAATCTGCCAGCGGTACGAGGAATATGAATAAAGAAGAACCTTCCATGCGTTTTTGTGTGATGAAAAATTGGCACAGGAGGTTATAATTTTTATTTTTTAGCTCGCAGTAAATGTTTTAGTCGCATTACCAACTGACCATTCTTCTGTAGCATCTGAATAAGGGGGAGTGCCTCCAGCAACAAAACCTGATGTTGCACTTCCACCTGCTGCCATTAGATTTCTTGCAGTTGATAAATCGGCTACTTCAGTCCACGAGGTTCCATCATATTGTTCAACTAATGCAACAACAGGAGGAGTTCCTCCAGCACCTAGTCCAGCCGTAGCTGTTCCAAACGATCCAAAACCGTATCGTGCTGTACCTAAACTATTAACTTCTGTCCAACTAGTACCATCCCAACTTTCAACAGCTGTTTGTGCGCCTGGTGCTCCACCAAAACATATTGCAGCTGTTGATGTTCCTAAATATCCAACATTGTTTCGACCCGTGTTTAAATCATTTACTTCTGTCCAACTAGTACCATCCCACAATTCTGTTAGATCTGCCAAAGGTGCAGGCAAACCTCCAAAAGTTAGTGCTGCAGTAGTAGTTCCTACTGTCCGTACAGCATATCGAGCCGAATCAAGGCTATTGACGCTACTCCAACTTGTACCATCATAAGTTTCAGTTGCAGCGGACGGGTCGTGGGACACATCTCTTCCTGCAACACCTATAGCCGCAGTCTGAGTTCCCGCACCGCCAAGTTTATATCTTGTAGTATTTAAATCATTTACTTCTGTCCATGAAGTTCCATCATATTTTTCTGTTTCATCTGTAGCTGAGCCTGTTTTATAACCTCCAAAACCTAATCCCGCTGTTTGAGTTCCACAACCTGCTAGATTAGCTCTTGCTTGATTCATATCACCACCAGATGCCCATGCTCCTGTTCCTTGCATTCCAAATCCTTTTAAAGTTGCACTCGTAGAGTTGTACCAGACCTGTCCTGCGATAGGATTAGATGGATCACTCGCAACGGATGGTATTGTTATACCTTTAATTCCTATATATTCTGCCATTAGCTCACCGTTACCGTTTTAACTGTATAAACCGGATCGTTCCATTCTTCAGTAGCCACAGATGAAGGGGATTCAGGAGGAGCTGTACGTCCGCCTCCAGCTAATGCTAGTGAAGATGTTCCAATACTTGTAGATTGATATCTAGCAGTTCCTAAAGCTGCAACTTCCGTCCAACTTGTTCCATCCCATTGTTCTGTCACGGCCGTGTTGTTTGTGCCAGGCGCCGTCTTTCCTCCATAACATAATGCAGCAGTATTAGTGGCCCCAACTCCTCCTACATATTCTCTTCCTGTATTCAAATCATTGACCTCAGTCCAAGAGGTTCCATCATAAGTTTCAGTTGTTACTGATGTTGAGCTCGACCCTGCCGGGGTTGTCCCTGAATAAGATAATGCAGCAGTAGTCGTTCCTGCTCCTCCTTGACGCCGTTTGCCCACATTTAAATCATTAACTTCAGTCCAAGAAGTTCCATCCCATTCTTCAACTTCAGTATAGGGTCCAGGTGCAGGAGCTCCTCCTATACATAAACACGCTGTTTGTGGAGCACCATTTGTGCTGGCCGTGTTGTGTCTTGCTGTATTCAAATCATTGACCTCAGTCCAAGAGGTTCCATTATAAGTTTCAGTTGTTGCTGACATTGCATAAGGGTTCGGAGTGAATGTGGCCCCAGCAAAAATTATGCCAGCGGTGGTTGAACCTGCTCCACTGGCGCCATATCTTGCTAAATTAACGTCTCCAACTTCTGTCCAAGAGGTTCCATCATAAGTTTCTGAGTTTGCTCCGCCTTGTGCCGGAGCAGGATAAGAAGTACCTGTAGCTACAAGACCTGCTGTTTGAGTTCCAAAGCTGCCTGAGCCCCTCAATTGAGATCTATTTATATTACCACCAGCAGCCCAGGCTCCAGAGCCTTCAGCACTATACTTTAAAACATTTCCAGCTGTATTGTACCAAACCTTTCCTACCGTATCTTCTGCCGTAGGATCAGAGGCCAAACTCTCAACCTTAAAACCTTTAATGCCTTTATAATTAGCCATTGTTAGTTCCTATGGTAATATATATTTTGTCGGTCTTGAATATTCGGCTTTATGTTCTGCAGATGAAGCATCCCATTCCGCTTGGCCTTCTTCAATTTTGCCATCAACAATCGCCTGTGCTTCTGCCTTTAGTTTGCCAGTGCCACTCACTCTGTTGATCCAGGATACGCCTGCAGCGTTATTGCCTACAACCCAAACATCGCCAGCATGACCAGACAGATAGAAATCATTACGATCTTCGTGCGTAAAGAAATTCTTCCCTGTGTTAGTCGCTGTACAATATGTGTTTGCCATAGTTTCCTCCTTTTATTTTCTTATAATTCATTTTTAACTTACTGTCACGGTTTTTGCTGTGACCGGTGATCCACTCCATTCTTCTACTAGATTTGTAGTAACCGTACCTTGACCATCAACAGCAAGAGCTGCTGGACCTGTTCCAATACCGGCTGCAAAATATCGTGCGGTTCCCATAGCTGCAACTTCTGTCCAAGTTGAACCGTCATAGGCTTCAGTTAAACCTGTAACAGTGGGAGTATTACGGCCAAAGACAAGACCATCTGTTTGAGTCCCTGCTCCTCCAGCACTGTAACTTGCCGTATTTAAAGATCCACCCGCTGCCCAACTGGTTCCATCGTATTCTTCAGTTGCACCAGTAACTGCGGGTGCCGCTGTTCTTCCTCCTGCAATTGCACCTGCAGTTAAAATTCCAAAGGGACCAATATTTCGTCTTGGGGTAGATACATCAGTTTCTTCACTCCAACAAGTGCCATTATATTCTTCTACATTACCTACAACTGCTGTTGTATAGCCACTACCTAAAACTGCTGCTGTTTGTATTCCAAATGCCCCTGTTTGTCTACGACCAGTATTTACATCATTTCCTTCTGTCCAAGATGTTCCATCCCATTCCTCAGAAGCTGATGATACAGTCGGTTGTGGTGTAGTAGTTCCAGCAGCAAATAAAGCAGCGGTTTGAGTACCACAGCTTCCTCCAGCATATCTAGCTGTCCCTAGGTTATTAACTTCAGTCCATGTTGTCCCATCATAAGATTCTGTGTTCACTGTTTGAGGATCATGCCCTCCAAAAGCTAGAGCAGCAGTTTGGGTTCCTGCTCCTCCTCTACCATATTTTGTTTCATTTGTAGTAGCGCCTGCAGCCCAGGCTCCTGCCCCTGTTACAGCTACTTTAAATTTTCCTGTAGTTGAATTATACCAAAGTTGCCCAACAACATCTGCAACCGTTGGATCCGATGCTAATTTTTGAACTGAGTAGCCCTGTATACCTTTATAAGTAGCCATGGATTATTTATCCTTCAATAGCCAACCTTGTGCCGCTCCTGAATAGCATAGTGTCAAACCTGCACGTTCAACGGCAACTGTTAAAGTTGCATCGGCGGAACCGCCTTGTATTTTTTCTCCACTGTCTGGAGTAACTGTTAAATTATTTGAATCAAATGTTCCTGCGTAATCAACATAGGTGACTTCATCACCAAGTGATCCTGCTGGCATTGTTGCAGTGCAAGCATTCGATGTAGTATCAATAAAATACCCATTTCCAGCAACAGCAGTCATAGTTGCTCCTGTTTCTACTGCTTGCCATGATGTGCCTCCGGAATTATCTACGAAACTTAAAACTCCAGATCCATTGGTAGTCATAACCTGATCTGCACTTCCATCAGCGTTAGGCCATTTTATTCCATCAAGAGCAATTTTCCCTGCTGCTTTTGGTGTAATATTAATATCAATATCGGTTCCTCCACCGGTCGCACTTAGTGTTGGACCAGAGCCCGATGCTGCATTAGCCAGCGTAAGTTCATTAATAGCGGTTCCTGTTGCTGTTACTTTTAATAATTCATTTCCATTAGTGTCTGCAAGAGCTGTTCCAATTTTTGGTGAAGTTAAAGTTTTATTTGTTAAAGTTTGTGTTCCAGTTATAGTTGCAACATCACCCGTTGGTGTATTAATAACTGGACTTGTAAGAGTTTTATTTGTTAAAGTTTGTGTTCCTGTAAGAGTTACATCGCCAGTTCCAAAACCAACGTCAATAATATTTGGATCTGTAGCATCATCGGCTGCTGCATATAAAATTTTATAACCTTTCTCAGTACTTGACCATGTAACACTGTTGCCTGATCCACTAACATATTTAAATTGAACGGTGTAAGCACCTGAGGTGCTGTTTTTAATTATATAAAAAGTTTCAACATCTAAAGGAATGGTTACAATTTTAGCTCCTGTAATTGCTTGAGCAGATACTGCTCCTAAAATAATAACTCGGTTTGCAAGAGTAGCACCTGTTGCTCCATCTGATACGGCTAATGTAGTTGTATTAGCTCCTGCTCCAGCAGCATTAAGTGTTTGAACAATATAACCACCGGAAATCTGTTCTATAATATTTAAATTTGTATTAGTTTTAGTTCCCCATGTACCAGCGTTTTCGCCAGTCGCCATTAATTGAGTACCTAAACCTGTATATGTTGATGCCATAAATCTCCTTAAGCTGCTTCACTATAACTGGTATTTGATCCAGTTGCAACATTTGTATATGACGTATTTGATCCTGTGTCAACATCTTGATAGTGTTGAATTCCAGGATTTCCTAGACTAATCGTTGCTGATTGGCCAGTAGGACTTACAGTAACATCAATTACTAAACTTAAAGAGCCAACAGCCGTAGTAGCTGAAACTCCTGTTAATCCCATTACATCGGCAGGATCTAAAGCTCCTACACTGGTTGTTGCTGAAACTCCTACAGGCTGAACCGTTGGATTAGAAGTAACTGTAATATCTCCAAGAGCAGTTGTCGAGGAAACTCCTGTTAATGTTGTTGTGTTATAGGATCTTGCAGTTGGTGTTCCCAGAGTTGATGTCGCTGAGACTCCTGTTAAAGGAACTCCAATTATTATATTTAATGAACCATCGGCAGTAGTTGCTGAAACTCCTGTTAAAGAGAATGATACATCCGCAACCGGCGTAACGGTTCCTAAAGTTGAAGTCGCTGAAACTCCTGTTAAAGGAACCCCGACTGCAATTATAGGTGTTCCTAAACTTGTAGTTGCTGAAACTCCACTTGGTCTAACGACTGCTTCATCAACAGATCCCCAACCATTGTAGCCCCATTCAAGAGTACCCCAGCCAGGTTGAACATAAGCGTCAACACTTCCTACGGAAGTTGTTGCTGATAAACCAGTTAATGTAAGAGTGACGTCAGCTTGTTCACCCCAAGCATTTTGTCCCCAGGTGGTTAAGGCTTGATTCCAAGTGTTAGCCATAAGGAAGAACTCCTTATGCTATTTGTATGATTGCTGTTGAAGCTGCCGCCGCTGGAAATTCTACTGTGAAAGTTCCACTTGTAACTGTTTTATCTCCACCAAAATCAATGGCACAGACTGCGGCATCACTTGAATGTGAATCATTAAAAATTAAACAGCCTCGCGCAGTGAATGAAGCTGAAGTCCAACTCGTGTTAGAAAAATCACATACCGCTGTATCACTATCCAACACAGGAGTCACACTTGTTAAAGCTTTCCCTTTTGCCGTATAGCCACCAGTAGTAGCAAGTTCTTCTGAAGTTGTATAAACAGTTGTAGATTTATTTAAAGTTGCATCACTATCGTATAATGCCAGATTAAAAGTATCACCACTAGATGCAGTAAAGTTGTGTTCAGCCTCTAAAATTTCTTGTTTAAAACTGTTACAAACTGCTGATGTTATTGCCATATTTATCTCCTATTACGGTGTTGGTGACTGAATGGGTATTCGAATCGTTCCATCCGTATAATCATCCCGTCTCCGTCTTCCAATTTGCTCTGCAGCAAATTTCTCTAATTCTTGTTTATACTTATTTTCATAAAGTGTCAACATGTCCATTGGACCTTTTAAAAAGCCATAAGCCTCTATTAAGCAAGCATATAAAAGGCCTGCAGGAAAATATCGACTGATATAAGTTCCACTCGTATTTGTAACTAAACTCGTAGGTTTCGCATTAAAATGAACTTTAAAAGCATAATTTGCATCAGGAACTGGAGCGACCATCATACGTCCTGAAGTCGTATCTGTAGTTCCCGTAGCTCCTCCAAACATTGCATAATATTTAGGGGCTCCAGTAGCTGTTTCAGCAGGAATATATTCCTGTAAATAAGTTCTGTCCTTTTTTTCTAACCATTCATTGACTCCTGTAGTAACACTCGTAGAAGTATAAACTTGCATACCTCTTACAAATAAGCATCCTGCGGGA